GAGGCCGCTAAATGTCCTACGCAACGCTCGCAGAGTTCAAGAGCGCAATCGGGATCGGCACTGCCGACGTCACCGATGACACCGCGTTGCAGTCGGTGCTTGATGCAACCGACGCGCTGATTGACCTATACACCGACCGCAAGAACGGATTCGGCACCGCGACCGAGACGCGCTACTACACAGCAACGGACTACCAGTACGTCCTCGTGGATGACCTCGTGAGCGTCACGACGCTGACGACAGACGACGATGCCAACGGCACTTACGAGACGACGTGGACCGCAGGCACCGACTACAACCTCGCGCCAGGCAACGCAGCGCTGGATGGATGGCCGTACAACGAGATTGACGTCTCGGTGACGTGGCCGCGCAACTTCCCGCGCGACGTCTATCGCGGCGTCAAGGTGGTCGGCGTCTTCGGATGGCCAGCAGTGCCAAGCGCCGTCAAGCAGGCAGCAATCATTCAAGCCGGCGCAGTGTGGTCCTCGCGCACCTCGCCGTTCGGCGTGATCGGCTCGCAAGACCTCGGCGGCATCCTTCGCCAGTCGCGTGCGCTTCACCCTGAAGCGCAAGTGCTGCTTGAGGCATACCGAAGGCGTGAAGGTCTGGCTCGATGAGCTTTGACGACCGGACGATCATCGGTGGACTCGCCGCGCACCTGACCGCGAAGACGCCACCAACTGGCTACGTGCTTCGCACCGTTCACGCCTTCCCACCTGACAATCTTGCGGTCGTCCCAGCGGCGGTGATCATCCCAGGCGATGACTCCATCGGCTACGGCGCAAGCAACCGGCAGATCGCGCTGACGCTGAACGTGGTCATCTACATCCAGCCGCAGGCTGACCTCGGCCGCAAGTATGCGGACCTGATGACGTGGCGCACTTGGCTGCGCGACAGCCTGATTGACGGCGTGACGCTCGATGGCACGGACGCCGTGGCGCAGGCAAGCGTGACCTCCACCAACATCGGCACCGACACGTGGGGCGATGCGGACTTCCTGACGATCACCGCAACGGTTGAAGTCTCAAGCGTGGAGGCAATCGCAACCAGTGCCTGACCTCAAGAAGCCTCTGAGCTACCCAGTGATCAGCCACATTGACGTGCAGTTCGTGCCAGGCTCAATCCCACAGGGAGAGTTCGTGGCTGGTCTGCCTGCCGACGGTAGTATCATCAGCGCACCTGTGGTTCAGGCAGAGGCTTGGATCGCAGCAGGAATCGCCAAGCGTGCCGCGACTGCGGCTGAAGACAAGGAGAACGACTAATGCCAGCCGCATCCGCAGGGAACGTACTGTTCAGCAAGTTGGTCGCCTTCAAGGAGGCGACGCCTGGAACCATCCCGACGCTGACCAGCGGCGGCCGCAAGCTGCTCGTGACGCCAACTGGCGTGATCAGCAACGGCACAACGATTGAACTTGGCACCGAGCGATCCGTTGCACTTCGCAACCCGCTCATCGGCTCCACCGGCACGATCGTCTCCGTTGAGCCAACACTCAGCGCGAGCGTGCCTGCCGTGAGCGTCGGCGAACTTCCACTCTGGCTCTCAATGACGCGCACCGATACGCCTTCAGGCACGGCTGCGCCATACGAGTGGGACTACGACTACTCGATGACAGCGGCGAACTCGCCTACGTCCTACACCTTGATCGCAACGGACGGCACGCAGGCATACGCGGCGAACTACTGCTTGGCTGAGTCAATCACGATCGCCGCTGACCGCAGCGGACTGACGAACCTGAGCGCGAACCTCTTCGCGCAGCAGATCGCCAAGAACAGCGCGACGCTTGCCGAAGGCACACCGACTTCTCCGTTTATGGCGGGACGCCTCTGGAACGCTTTCCAGCACGGCTCGACCTTCCCAGGCACGGCTGACGGAACGGCGTACGAGTACCTGCTCGACTTCTCACTGGAGTTCAACGCAGGGATCACGCGCCAGTCGTACCTCGCAGGCACGACCGTATTCAGCACGCATAGCGAGAGCAACCCATTCAGCGGCACGCTGACGATGACGGTGAGCAGCACGGCGAGCGCAGTCTCGACGTGGTACGACGCGTATCAGGCAGCGACCCCGAAGGGCGTGCGACTGACGTGGAGCAACGGCACCTACTCGGCACACATCCTTGCGATGATCGTCCCAACGGAAGTTCAGCAGATGGCTGGCGCCGAAGATGGTCTGACCACGATGGCCGTGACTGGAACGCTGGTCTACGACACGGTGAGCGCGAAGAGCCTTCGCATCGTGGTGAACAGCGACTTGGCGGCGTTGCCGTAAGTTCAACCTAGTAGCAGAGGAGGAGGCTAGATGAGCCAGAGCAAGCCACAGTTCCGCACCGTTGAGATCACCCTGTCCGCGCCGTTTGACGGCTGGACAGCCACGATGAAGGCAGAGGGCGTCCCTGCTCGCGTCTTCATTGAGCTGCAAAGCGGAAGCGCCGAGCGCGCACTAAACGCACTGCAGAAGCTCGTGATCACGCATAACTTCCTGACAGACGATGGCGCACCGGCGACAGACGTGCTTGACGCACCGATGGACGCACTGAGCGACGCGATCACGAAGTGGAGCGATGCGGTAGCAGCACTCCCCCCTCGATAAGGCTCGACGCTCAGCGGCTGGCGGCGGGTCGGACTCTCTCGCCGCATCCACTCATTGCAGCGCACCTGATCGGTGAGAAGTTCCACATCCCACCGCACGAGGTTCTGGAGTGGGACGCAGGAGACTTCACTCGTACACTGGCTCTAATGTCCGACCTTCAGCCAAAGGAGAACAGTGGCCGCTAACTCGCTTGACCGACTGACAATCTCCTTCAACGTGGACTCGAACTACAAGGCGTTGCAGCTCGGCTTCCTTGAAGGGGCGAACCCTGGCGCCTACAAGCGCCTCCTGAGCATTGCCACGCTGAACGCTGCGCGCACGATGGTCAAGCCGATGCGAGCCGAGGCTCCAGTCGGAAAGACCACGAAGTCGCCAGGCAGACTCCGCAAGTCCGTCACGGCACGCCGCGCACGCTTCGGCACACCAGCGGCGGTGGTCGGTCCGAGGGCTGGACGCAGCCGAGACGGTGGTAGTGGTGGAGCGTGGTATCGCTGGTTTGTGACCTCTGGGATCAGCGGCGTGCGCCAGACCAAGAACGGAGCGAAGGCAGTCAAGGCAGTTCCAGCAAACCCATTCGTGACGCGCGTCTCTAAGAACGAGGCGCATCAGAAGACCGCGATGGAAGCGATGGCGAAGACGGTAGAATCATTCTTCAACAACGAAGCATTCCGCAGGACGATCCTGCGGTTCAAGAGAAGGTGAGAAATGGCATTCGGGTCTGACCGCTCAGCGAACTTCGTCATCGCGGCAAAGGACGCCGCGACCAAGCCGATGGGCAACATCGGCAAGGCGATGGGCAATCTTCAGCGCACTGCCGGCACAGCGTTCAGGGCAATCGGCGCAGCGGCAATCGCAGCAGGAGCCGCTCTCGTAGCCTTCGCAGCCAATGCGGTGATGGCCGCAGCGGAGGATGAGAAAGCCACAATCCGACTAAACGCGGCGCTCAAGGCGCGCGGCTTCCAGCTAGATCAACTCTCGCCAAAGATTGACGAGCAGATCAAGGCGATGGCTCGCCTCGGATTCACGGACGACCAGGTGCGAGATGGTCTAGAAATCGGAAGCCGATTCTTCAAGAATCAGGAGAACCTACTCAGGGCGAACGCAGTTGCCGCGAACATTGCCGCAGCAACTGGCAAGGACCTAAGCACCGTGATGCTAGCCATCGGACGAGGCGCACTCGGAAGCACGCGCGGCTTGATGCAACTCGGCATCGAGGTTGAGAAGGGCGCGAAACTCAAGGACATCCTGCGAGCCGCCGACGAGAAGTATCTCGGCGTGGCTGAAGAGGTCGCCAACAGCACGAGCGGCAAGTTCGCCGCAGCGCAGATTCGCTTCAACGAGGCCATTGAGACCTTCGGCTCCAAGTTACTGCCAGTGGTCAATGAGGCCCTTGCCTTCCTGACCGAGACGGCTCTGCCTGCCTTTGAGCGACTAATGGAAGACCTCGGACCTATCTTCACCGACATCTTGGACAACTATGTCCGACCACTCTTTGATTCATTCAGTGAACTGTTCGCCATCTTTGACACTGGAGAAGGCTCCATCAACGTCTTGACCATTGCGCTGACTCCTCTGAAGTTGGCACTTGAAGCAATCAAGATTGTCATTGACGCCATCGTCGCTGGACTAAAGTTCATCGGAATCGGCGGCGGACCCAAGATGCAAAGACTTGACGCGGCTGCTGCTGGCGCAGGCTACACGGGAGGCCCACGAGCGACAGGGGCGCCGATCAGGGGCGGCGGCGCTGGAGGCGGAGGCGGCTCTTCGTATCTTCAGGTGAATAACTCAATCACCTTTGGACGCGACGCGACCTCAAGTGTGAACACGCAACTCGGTCAGACAGCGACAGCCACAGGAAGAACAAGGCTCTCAAAGAGGCGCCCATAAATGGCGACCGCGCCATTTCAACTATGGATGGACCTGACGCCTATCGCGTCAGCCGTTAGGGTTTCATCAACCGTCACCGTCACGACCACGACTCCGCACGCAGTGGTGACTGGAGCCTACGTTCAGTTGGGTAGCGCTCTTGGCACTGCAGGCACCTCGATGAATGGCGTCTATTCCGTGACTGTGACCTCTGGCACGACCTTCACGTTCACCGCCGCTGGCTCTGCCGGTACCGCTGACACTACGGCGGCATTCATTGCCTACGACCTAATGTCGCCACTGATTGACTACAGCGCGGCAGCGCGTCAGGCGGCGCTCTATGTTGATCTTGACTCGATCTCAATGAGCGCTTCTGGCGATGGCTCTGGGGTGACCTTCGGCGTCACAATCAACCAGGACGATACGCCGAGCGATGGGCCGTGGTTCAACCTGATTCCTGACCAGACTCGGATTCGGCTCATCAAGGCGAACACTGGTGCAACACCTGCACTTGACAAGTCCGACGTGTACTTCACTGGCAGCATCCTCTCGCTCGACGCCTCAATCAACGGCTCTGGGCAGGGGACGACAACCGACGTGCAGCTGCAGGATGCCAACGCGCTCCTTGAGCGGCTGATGATCTACGGCAACCAAGTCAGTCCCAAGAAGGGAATCACCACTGGGGGCTTTGTGCGTGCGGCGAATGTCACCACGGTGACGACCTCTGCCGCGCACGGCTACACCATCGGAACTAAGGTGCAAATCAGCAGTGTGAACGGCGGACTGGATAAGTCATTCAATGGGGTCTACAACATCAGTGGCGCACCGACCTCTAGGACATTCACCTTCTCAAATGCTGGCTCGGCAACAACTGGCAATGAGTTCCAAGCCATCACTTCCGCGTTTCTCAAGACCAAATCTAAGAATCAAGTGATCATTCAAACCAGTGGCAACCACGGGTTGAACAATGGTGCAACGGTCACGATCAAAGGAATCACGGCAAGCAATGCAACCGCGCAGAACTACATCAACGGCACTTTCAGCGGCAAGAGCGTGCAAACCACGCTCAGCACTGTTCAGTTTGCGATTGTGCTTCCTGCCAACATTCCAGTCGGCACAACGTTCAATGTCACGAGCGGGGAGTTCAAGGGCGAGCCGCTGATTACGCCAATCGGAGCGCCAGACCAGCGCATCTTCATTATGCGCTCAGGAGAAAGCGAATCATCGGCCGCTGCAAGGATGCTGACTATTCTCAACCAATACAAAGATGAGGACTACGCCCTCAATCGCTTGATTGACACAGCTGACGATAGCCTCATCATCGGCTCAAGTACCGAACTGCTCAAAGGGAGCGCGCAGATTCCAGCCACTAGTTTGCGTTCAGCACTGGATACTGTGGTTGAAACATTCTCCGGTCAGGATCAGAAAGAGCGGCGCTATTACATTGACGCCGCTGGGCGTTTGAACTATCGGCTTGCAGACAGCGCCTCCGCGCCAACCTACGCCACCGCTCCCTACTCAATCATCACCAGCGGGGCTGGAACTCCGAACACGACGACTGGCAAGGCAACGATTGCGCCCTACAGCCTCAAGGTGACGTGGGATCACGACACGACAAAGAG